CCGCCCATCCTTGGTTCGGCGGGTACAGTGCCCCGCCCCAGCTCGTCTGTCCCTCTAGCAGCGTCACCTGTTCCCATCCGAGCGCTCCAAGCGCCTGCTTGATCGCCGACGGCGTGCCGCGAAATCGATGCAGCCCGATCGCGTTCTGGAGCAGCGCGCGCTGCGCCGCCTCGGTCAGCACCATCTCCGTGACCAGGCCGCCGGACTCGATCAGGTTGTCCACGTCGATCAGCAAATCGATGTTGGTCAGCGCATCGACGCCGATCGCCACCGGCGCGATCAGCTGCCACAAGGGGGACAGCACGTCGAATTGCCATGCCAGGAACTGTAAGGCTCCCGCCACCACCGAGTCGATTCGGTAAACCAGCAGCGTCGTGAGATCGAGCGCCGCCAGCCGCCCGATCAACACCAGCAGCGCCTGCGTGCGCGTATCGTTGATCGAAGGCGCGGCCGAAAGCTCGGGCATCAGCTATGCTCCGTGCTGAACGCCGCGGTCAGCGAGATCATCGTACAGTTCGCCCACTGCCCCGCGGTAAGCGGCGTCAGTATCGGCGAGCTGAGCGCGACGCCATAGACGCCCGCTACCGACAGCGCTGCAATTATCTGGCTCGGCACGATGTCGCGCTGAATCTTGGCCGCGAGCTCGAGCGCGAGCTCCTGCGCGGCGGTGGTCGCCGCCGTGATAGTCGCCGTCGGATCGGCATCTGAGTACAGCGTCACCGTCGCCGTGATCTGGTAGTCCACCTCGGTCACCGCGAGGACATTCACCGTATCCGTCAGCGGACGGATAGTGTCGGCGTTCAGCACCGCGGCCACTTTCGCAAGCAGCGCGGAGTTCGCGACTCCGGCGCTGTTCGGCGCCGGCGCCGGTTGTTGCGTCACCGGTCCGGTCAGCAGGTACACGTTCACCGATCCGGGGGCGGGACTCACAATCTGAGCGTCGGCGATCGACGGGTCGGCGCCGATCGCGAAGAAGCGGTACGCGCCAGCCGGCCCCGCGACGCTGAACTGGTTCGGCGCGGCCTGGATACGCGCGCGCAGATGATTGTCCGTTTCCGGGGCGGAACCGCCGGTGGTCGTGCTGGTGTTGGTCACGCTCGCGATCAGCGCATTCGGATTCAGCTGGACGCTTACCTGTCCCGCCAGATATCCATTCGCACCGGCTCCTGGAGCGGTCGCCGTCGCCGCGACGCTCGAGATGGTCGCGCCCGCCGCCAGGATGATCGTAGCGCTGGTCGCGAAAGTGAATTGCCCGTCGTTGGTACCGACTAGCGTCCCCGCCGCGATCGTGAACGGCACCGTCAGCGCGCCCGTCAGCGTGAATTGAAGCGTCGTCACCGCCGGCTGCGACGCGAGCCGCGTGACGCTCAACAGTTGACCGAGATAGTCGAGCATCGGAAACGACGCGAACGCCAGCAGATTCTGCTGCGCCGCATACTGAATCGCGTTGCGCACCAGCGATTCGCGGTACGCATACAGATTGATCAGCAGGCGCTCGACCTGCGCCGGATACAGCACTCGTCCCGCCGCCGCCTCGAACTCGGCGATCATATCGGCAAGGATCAGATTCGGATCGAGCCCGTCCGCATCGTCGACAAACACCGGCGGCGGCAGCGACGAAATTCCTGCACCCATCAACTCATCCTTTTTTCGCCGTCGGCGCGGCCCGCACTAGACCGCCGCCCCAGGCACTGTCACGGTCGTGGTCTGAACGGTAGCCGGCGCGGCGCCCAGGTTAAGCTGCCAGTTGAGCGTCACGTCGAGATGCGCGCCCGACTGCGAGCTGCCGTCGAACACCGGTTGCGCCGTCACCGACACGAGCTTTGCCCGCGGCTCCCACATCGTGATCGCCGAGGTTAGTTCGCTCACGATCGCGGGCAACGCCAGGCTGATCGGGAAATCGATGTACCGCCAGATGTTCGCGCCAAAGGTCGGCCGCAACGGGTCGCTCCCACGCGGGGTCGTCACGATTATCCCGAGACACTGCTCGACATCGGCGATTCCCTGCACTACTTCGCCGATGGCTCCCAGAGCCAACGACCAGTCCGCCGACCTTATATCCGCCAAAGTGACTGGGTTTGCCGGCATCGTCATCCCGCCAGCACGTCGGTGCTCGCCGTCACGATCGTCCCGGTCTGCTCGCCCACCTGGACTTGATCGCCGAGCCGCGCGACGCCTGCCAGCGTGCCGTTGCCAAGCTGTATTTGCCCCGCACTTTTGATGATGATGTTGCCGCTCGAATCGATCTCAATCTGCGCGCCGTTCGCCGTAAGACTGAACGCGCTGCCCTGCGGCAGAGTCACACTCAACACGTGCTCGAGGCCGTCGTACTTCAGCTCCGCCTGATCCTGAAATTTCAGATCGAACAGATGAAGCAGAGAGTCATACGTCAGTTGCGTGGTGTCCTGGAAAATAAGATCGAACAGATGCGTGACGCGATTGTAATCAAAGTTCGCGCCGTCCTTGAACGCGATATGGAACCTGTCGGCGCTGTTCACCGGCGGCACGTCAACCGCCGAATAAATCGCGCCCAGCACCGCTCCCGCCTCGTCGCGCAGATCCATCAAACACACGACCTGCTCGCCGACATCCGGAATCCAGTAGAACTTGTCGTCCTGCGTCTTCGCAAATACAACCGGCAGCCACCAGCTGATCATCTCGTCGTAATCGGGAAACACCACGCGCACCTTTGCGTGCGCCGTGTCCTGCGCCTGCACGATCCCTACGCGGAACGTCGGATTGAGCGAGGCGAATCGTTCGCGATATTCGATTATGTCGTTCATGCGCTGACCCTTCGCGCCGCAATCGACGTTGTATATCCGGTCGCCCGCGCCAGGTGATGCTTCGCAATCTCGATCAGGTAGGTTCCATCCAGCGCGCCCCATCCGCTGAGCTGGACATTGCTGCCGGCCACCAGCACCGTGTTCCCCGGCCCTTCAATCGACCCGTCCACGAACACCATGTTGTGCAGATGAAGCAGCGCTTCGGCCTTCACCTGCGCTTGCTGGGCGTTTTCACAGCGCGCCACAATTTTGAGCGTGTCGTTCGTCGGCGAAGGTTCGTCCGCGGACACCGACTGAGTAATCAGTTCTTTCGTGTCGGGATCGAAGTAGGAAAACTCCGCGGCATCATAGATTCGACGCGCTCGGTTCCGAAATGAGAATCGCACCGTGTCCGCTCGCGTGATCGTTGCCGTGGCCGGCACCGACTCGAGCGCGGGCCGCTCGTAAAACACCATCTGCCCGGCGCGCACTGTGAAATCGAAGTTGTGCTCTCGCGCGAGGCGTTTTAGAAATTCCAAATCCATCTGCCGCCGTTGGGTGACGCGCGCAAACACCACGTCGCTCTCGGACTCGGCCGACGCCGTCACCAGCGTCAGCCCATACTTCCCGGCGATCTGTCCCGCGATTTCCACGATGCCCATGTTCTCGTACGCCACCGTATTTGCCGTGCGCATCGCCGGTGTGATGTACGCGGCAAGGCAGCGCAGCCGCATCACGTCGGGCGGCCCGTCCAGCTCCAGCTCGTCGATCTGAAAGTCGCCGCAATCCAGCATCGCCTCGCCGCTATAGCCAATTTGCAGACTGACAACGTCGCCGATCGCCGGATACCAGGGCCCCTGCCACAGCTTCATCGAGTCCTCGAGCTCCACTTCCAGCTCGCCTGAAGCAGCGTCCAGCCGATCGACATATCTAATAGCCATAACCATCTGCGATATATCCGGAGATATATTCACGCCCGAGTAAGTGAGTATCCACTGAGGTGAGCGGACTGTATAAGACGGAGTCGCGGCCATTAGCCACTCACCGCCTGCGACAACTTCCAGGGCGGCAAGTTAGCTGTGACCACAGCGCTCTTCTGCTGCAGCGGAATCTCTATCGATATGCCGGGGTCGAACACCGGCTCGATCGGCACGTTTGGATTAGCCATTATGATCGGCGAATAGTCAGTCGGGTCGCCGTAGTATTGCCACGCCAGCAGGTCCCACCTTTCGCCGGCCGTCGTAACATGGACTATGAACTGTGAGCACGTCATCGCGCGGCACTCCTCACGATAACCGCGGCCGGCACATCTGTCGCGTCAAGATTGGGACTGCTCGCTCCCAGTGGCGTTGGCGTACTGAGTAATGCCGACACGCCCGGCGTGACGCTGTTCGCGCCAGGGCCCGCGGTGTTCTGCGGCAGTTGCGTGATTCCAAGCGGCGATATCGCTGTCGCGTTCAGTGCGTTCGAGAGCAGCAGCGGATCCGCTATCCACTCTTTGAGCGCAAGCGCCACCCGAATCGCGATCGGCGTGCCGCTGGCCGATAGTTGCTGCGATTTCACATTGATCGATTCGATAACAAAGAACCCGCGAAAATCCCCGTTGCCGAAAACCAGCGGCAGTGCGAGATGCTCCGCCGCCGTCGCGCGCAACAGCGCCAGTTGCGTCGACGGATTCGTAAACGACGCATGCCATATCACCTCGAACTTCAGTCGCTCGAGATCATCCCCGACCCACTGCAGTTGCGGCTTGCTCTCGATCACCTTCTGTTCCGCGAAATCGTAAGCCCCCGCGGATTCGTAGGCGTCCGGAGACCCAACCACTTCGAATTGAATTTCGCCTAATGCTGCGAACAAATGCTCCCTCCTTAGAACTGCGCCCGCTCGCGCCGCGCCGATTCCCGCTTCAATTGATCGAACAGTTCTTCGCGATGCGCCCGCAACGCCCCGAGCACGTCATGTTGCACCGCGCCTCCCGCCGGCGCGTTGATCACCACCGTCGGCGACGAGTTGATAGTGATCCCCACGCGTCCGCCGCCCTCGTTGGACACGCGAGCATCGCTCAACGGTCGCGCGAACTCGCGCTGCGAAACGCTCGGAAGAAAAGTCATT